TCGCCGCTGTAGAATTTCAGGCCGTACCGATGGCACTCCGCCTTGATGGCTTCAAAATCGTGCCGGAGGCGGGGCAGCGGATAGCAGAAGTCACCGCCGATTTTCGTCATGCCGGGTTTAGCCTTAAAGAACTTCATGCCCTCCACGATGACGCCGTAGGCTCCCGCCTCCGCGATGCGAGGGATGTTCTTCATAACGTCATGGAACACCTCGGGCATATACGGCTGGATGCGGACGATGGTGCGCTGCACTCTGGCCGATACCGTCTTGAGGATGGAGAGCCGCTCCTCGTAGCTGGGCGTCCCGCGTTCGAGGCGGTCGTACTTGCTGCACACCATGCTGATTTGCAGCACACAGTTGCACTGTGCCAACAGGTCGAGGTACTCCGGGTCCGCAACGAGGCGGCCCTTTGTGCTCACCACAAACGGATATTTCGTCTCCGCCAGCAGCTTGAGGCACTCGTAGCTGGCGCGAATCTGCTTTTCGACCGGCTGGAACGGGTCACTCATGCCGCCCCAGTGGATAGGGATGTTCCAGTCGCACCACTCCGTTTCGTTGCCGCGCTTGCCCTCGATAAAGGAGCGCAGGCCGTCCACGCTTTCGTCGCGCTCGATGTGGCTAATGTCGTTCTTCTTCTGTGCGAAGCAGTACCGGCAGCCGTGTGAGCAGCCGCGATAGGTGTCGAAACGCACAGGCAGGTTACAGAGAATAATCTGGCTCCCGCATTTGCAGCCCATTAAATCTCACCTCTAATCTTCTGGACGATGACGGCAACAAGGTCCTCTTTGCCGTTGTCCTTTATGTACTCTTTCAGGACGTCGCGGTCCTCCGCGCTGAACTTGAGCGAGATGTTGAACGTCTCCTCGATGCTCTTGAGCTCGCTGTCGAGAAAGTCGCCGTCTACGAGGGCGTCCACGTTGTTTTCGAGGGCCTCGATTTCGTACAGGTCGAATCCCGTCTCCGGGGCCGCGTCGCCGAGGCCGTCCAGCAGCTCCTTGAGCTTTACCTCGTCCCACTCGCCCGTCACTTTGTTCATGGCGATGTTGAGCTGCTTCTCTGCGGTCTCGTCGAGGTCAACAACAGAAACATCCGTCTCGGTGACGCCCTCATTCATAAGCACGGTGAGACGCTGGTGGCCGGACACGACACGGTTCGTGCGCTTGTTCCAGATTACCGGGACTACCACGCCGAACCTGTCAATGTTCCTCTTGAGCTTCTCATACTCGTCATCGCCGGGCATAAGCTCCACGCGAGGGTTATACTCCGCGCGCTCCATGTCCGCGATTCTCTTTTTGATAATTTCCATCAGATAAGCCCCTTTGCCTTGTTCACGAGCAGCTGCGCCAGCTCAACCTTGCCTGCAGGGTTCTCGTCGATGTACTTGTCCATCGCCTCGTGAACCTCCTCGGGCAGGGTGAATGTCATGGTGTAGCTGTTCGGCTCGCTCTTTCCGGTGTCGGAGAAGTCCTCGTTCAGCAGGTCCTCGATGTGGTCGTATGTAACCTTGAGAGCATCGAGCTCCCAGTCATCAAAGCCGGTGAGGGCCATTTCGCCCTGCTCTTTCAGCTCGTCCAGAATCGCGGTGAGCTTCTCGTTGTCCCACCGGCCGGAAATTTTGTTGAGCGAAACATTGAGGATGCGCTCCTCCTGCTCGTTGAGCTCGACCTCTACCACCTGTACCTCGGTGTAGCCCTTCTGCACAAGCACCTTGAGCCGCTGATGGCCGCCTACGATGTTGCCGGTGGTCCGGTTCCATACGATGGGCTCAACATAGCCGAAAGTCTCGATGCTCCGGGCCAGCTTGTCGTACTGCTTGTCGCCCGGTGCGAGGTCTTTCCTCGGGTTGTAGTCCGCCGGATGGAGGTCGCTCACCGGCAGGGTGATAATTTTCATCTGCCGTTCCTCCACGACCCTTTTCGGGTCTATAACACATAAAAAAATAAGGACCGCCCGGAGTCGGGTGGTCCTTTGTCAAGAAGGGGAATTTATTATGATGCCAAGAAATTGTCTCTGTGCGCGGTTTTACCGCCTACATTGTATCTCAGACCTTGCGCCCTGTCAATGCCGCGTTTATGCCCCAGAACGGGTCGTTTCGTTACATAGTTAAGCCTTCTTGATGCCGTCGATGCCGAAAATCAAGGCCGACAGTGTGGCACAGGCTGCGTCCACATCCTTGTAGACGGTTCTCTTGTCGATGCTTTCCATCTCTGCTACGGCGGCCAGAGAGAGGGGCCGGTCCCGCAGATACAGGGCCTCGATAACGCGGTAGTGCCTCTGTTCGGCCTCGTTCAAACTGTTCCCGCATACCGCCTTGTAGATGTCGAGCATCCGGTTCACATGGCGCATGATAATCTGCGTCCGGGCTGCGGACTTCATGATGCTTTCTACTTTGAGGTCGTCCTCAAGCAGCTCGTCCAGTGCCTCCACAATTTCTTCAACGCTCTCCTCGCCGGTCGCTGCGCTGGCCGCGTCGTATACTGCATTGGCACAGTTGGCATTAAGCGTGGTATAGTTACGCAGCAGGAGCTTTGTGTTACGGAATCTCCGGTCGCTGCGGCTGTCCCGGAACTTCTTGCGCTCCTGCTCTACGGCTTTGATGCTGGCCTCCGCTCCGAGGCGGGCAGCGTCCGTCACAGCGGCCTCGACGCTCTCCTGTATCTCTTTCCCTAAGATGGCCCGAACGGCAGCGACAGCCGCCTTTGCCGCCACCTCTGCGGCCATCATCACAATTTCCTGTTCAGTCATCGTGCTCCTCCTCTTTGTTTCCGTCCGGCAGTTCGTCGAGTATGGACCGGGCAATTTTTGCAAAGCGTTCGCAAACTCCCGCCACTTCGAGTGCAGAGACCCCGCTTTTCTTCATGGCCTCTTTGAGTTTGCCTGCGCTGTCCTCCGTGATGGGGACACCCATAAATGAGAATATCGGTTTTTCCATGTTCGGCTGCTCCCTCCGTATTTCGTTCACCAGCATAAAGCGTTCCGGCGTCGTCCAGTTCATCAGGCGGCTCAACCTGCACACGGCCGCGCGCCACTCGTCCGTCTCTGGCTTCGTCCCGTAGGACATCCCGCAGAACGCCGTGAGCACGTCGCTCGCGCACGAGAGCTGGTTGATGTCGTCCATCGTGGGGATGTCCCGCAGCAGGTCCGGGGTAAATCCCGGGCCAAACCGCACGGCGTACTCCTTGATGTCCGCCTCCGTGACGTAGTTCCTGCCGTATCGCTGCTTCATGCTGCGCCAGACCGTCCACGGGATTCTGTATACCCGCAGCCCGTCGAATGTGGCAACGATGAAGCAGTGCGCTCCGAGGGCTGTGTAAGAATCAAGCTTTTTGACCTGCTCCGGTAGTACGCGGTCTTTGTTTAGCCTGCCCGTCCCGGTGCTCTTTGCCTCGAACATCACCGCGCGGCCTCCGAGCATGACGCCTTTGAAATCCGGTTCCGCCTTTTTTGTATACACCGCGCGGAACTGCCCCGACTTGTTCGGCTGGCTCACCGGTTTCATCGGCTCCGGCGTCTTGCTTATGTCGGCTCGGCCCGTCTCTGTCAAAAGAGCGCATGAGGCTTCTATCTGTTCTTCCAGCCTCCCGCCCTGCGCGCGGCTCCGCGCTCCCTGCAAGGCCCGGAGCGGGTCCTTTACCGGGCCGCTCATTCGAGGTAGCCCTGCTCTCGGGCGAACTCTGCGATTTTGTAGGCGGTCGCGCTCTTGATGCCCTTGCACTCTCCGGCGTCGAGCTGTTCGAGGAGCTGCGGCAGGGTCTTGCCCGGGGCCGGGGTCGATGCGCGCTGGGCCTCGGCTTCGGAGTAGCCGGTGTTGTAAGCCTCTTCCCGGATGTGGTCGATGTGCTCCACGAGCTTGTCGTCGGTCATCTTGCGCAGCTTCACGGCGCGCTCATGCACATTCTTCTCCTCGCCGGTCATCCGGCAGTTTCTTTTCTTCACTGGGTTCCCTCTCTTTCCAGCCGCTTGCAGCGGCCATTCTCATAGGCCATGCACTTCTTTTCCGAGCACCAGCCGAAACGCTCCGTTGTAATCTCGGTCCGGCTAATCCACGAGTAGCTCACTTCCCGTTTCGTGCTTTTCTTGTACGGGCAAAACATACCATCATCGCTCATTGTGCTGTCTCCTATAAAACATTCATGTGAAGCGGCTGCCCGGTGGCAAGCTGCCGATGGATGAACTCACGCTCGAGGCAGTTACTCACCATAACGAGGGCTCGCAGCTCTCCGGGGAGAATCTTGCTGTCGAGATAGAGCCGCTCAATTTCCGGCCCCCGCGCGTGGAGCTCCCGGATGGCTGCCTCCGCGTCCTCCCACTCGGTCAGGTCGTGCAGCTCGCCGAGTGCCTTGTCGAACTCACTTTTTTCCGGCATCGCTGGCCTCCTGCTTTGCTGCTTCTTTGTCCAGATTGTCCTTGAGCCGGTCGAGCTTATCCCATACGATTTTCGTGATGTTTACCAGCTCATGGGGGTTAAAAATTGCAAAGAGCTGCACCAGCATGATGAAAACATCAGCAGTTTCCTCCTCGACGTTCGAGTACACTTCCTGCGTCTCCCTGTTAAACGGGGTATCATACTTGCGCTTGCACTCTTTGAGCTTGCAGAGGGCTTTGGTGAGCTCCGACATTTCCTCCACAGCCTTGGTGAGCTGGGCGTCTTTGCCGTAAGTGCCGATGGCGCGGTCGATGGTCTGTAAGCCCTCCGGCATAATCTCCGGGATGAGCGCGTCCTCGTAGTGCTTGAGCTTGTCGCGCAACGAGGCGAGAGCCCACGAGAGGGTGTAGTGCTCCGCCAGCAGGCCCTCGATGGTCTCCGGGCCGTCGAACAGGTGCTCGTACAGGGTCATGTCGAACACCTCCGGCGTTCCCTCGGTGTCAATATCTGCGTTGTGTGCCTTGATAAGCTGCTTCATGTAGTCGTTGAGGCTGATGCTCCGGCTGGGCATCTGCACCCAGCCGTCCTCGCCGCGCACGAACAGGTTGAGAGCCTGCGAGTAATTCCCATCCGGGGTGTCGGTCGTCATTCTTCTCTGCGGAAACATAAATTTTGTCCTCCATTTTTCAAATTTGGTGGTCAAAGATTGAAATATGCTTAAATCGTTTTCAATTTTCGTGGTTGGATTTTGCTTGTTTTTCTTTCATGCCTGCCCATCCTCCGTGTATTTATTGTCGTAGAACATCCCGTCTTGCCCGATGGAAAAATCTTCATCTTCCCAGTATGCGCCGCAACCGTTTTCACAGGCCGCTACGCTCTCGCTTAGTTCTCCGCTTCTGGATACATAGCGTTTCGGAACTTTTCCGTCTTTTCGGATTGTGTAGTCCCGTGCGTTCTGGTAAAATTCCGAATAAATAATTTTCCCGCCACACCTCGGGCATCGGCCCCGAATGACTCCATTCACGTTTCATCCTCCTTTTTTGTTTTCTTCAACTGGCGGCCGCACTCCGGGCAGAAGTTCAGCGGCCGTCTTTTGTGAGTGTAGGTTGAGGTAAGCCCGCAGCCCTTTCTGAGGGTTCTCTCATAAAGGCAGACGTAATACTTTGTGTATAACTCTCTGCCGGTCTTTGGCCTGTGCTTCTTGCTCCACTCGTAATCTTCGCAAAATTGGCAGTTCATACGCTTTCCTCGATTACTTTGAGGTCATACCCGCTCTTGACAAACTTCATGCACAGCTCGTGGTTGATGCCGTTGCCGAGGTTGGTGTAGATGTACTCCATGTCCTCCGGCGTGAATTTGGTGTCGAGCAGCTTGTTGATGCCGTCGAGATGCTCCTTGCACAGCGGCTTTGTGAACGCCTTGAACGCAAACCGCGATACACCCTCGATGACCTCCGCCTTGAACTCGTCCGGGGTGCTGCAGTGGTTGAGGTTGATGTATGTGTTCGTCCTCGGGACGAGAATCAGCTCGAAGTTCATGGTGACGTAGGCTTTCGGGAAAGCGCGCTGAATCTTCCCGCACCACGGAGCCGCGAACGGGCTGAACCACGGCAGCATATAGCTGCGGAGCTCCTGCTGACTGACTGCTGGGGCGTCCTGAATGTGGTCGATGCAGCACTCGATGGCCTCCCGCTCTGCGAGGCTGTCCGCCTCCTCGAGCCAGCCGTTGAATACACGGACGATTTCCTCTGCGTTAATCGGTTTCATGTTGCTCCTCCGTTTCATCCTCCATCTTGAACCCGCAGACCGGGCAGAAGTTCCAGACCCAACTGTCGAAATCGCTTTGCGAAATTTTGGCATTGCAATGGGTGCAGCGAATTGCCGGTTCCTCGTGACTGTTGTTTTCATCATCGACGATGATAAACTTCAATTCCTTGTCCTTCACCCACTTGGCATGACCGCGCAGGCTCTCTGGGTCGATGGTGGGAGCCTCATCCACGCTGTTCAGGGCGTCCTTATAGCAGCATTCTTCAATAGTGAACGGGTTACTGGCATGGAGATTCATTTCGATGCGCTTGTGCAAAGCGTTCGCGTCAATCAATCTTACTTCTTCCATTTTTGATAGCCTCCTTTAGATACTCAAAAATCCCAATCCGGCTTCTTGTCTCTCGGAATTTAACTTTCACCGGAATAATTTTTGCAGAGCCCGAATCTTGCATTTCGGGAAAACGCCGTTCCTCTTTCCGAATCAGCGTCTCAAGTTCCATTTCGACCGTCTGCTTGTGGCTTGCGTCGTAGTCCGCGATTATTCTGCGAAAAAACTCCTCGGCCTCGTAGAATGTTCCTATGTTGTATGGCATCTCGGCCAGTCTGTTCATCTCCCACTCTATGTATTCTATTTGGGGTGCAAACACCTTTTTCGCAAGAACCATCGTCAGCTTCCGCTCGACATCTTCTGTAAGCTGCCGACCATCCGCCTCAACTCGCATTCTGTCAACAAAAGAGATGCTAGGCCGGAGGTTCAGGCCGGGGCATACGGTCACTTTGATGTAGTTACTGCTCACCATGCTCCTCCCGGATTTTTTCCAACTCTCGTTGGCACTTGTCGGCCCGGTCCATAGCGTTTACACAGTCCATCGCTATTTCGGCGTATTCCTTGCTTACATTGCGCAGCATATTTTCAGCTCTGTCCCGTTGTTCTGTTGCTTTTTTTAGCTGCTCATTTCGGACGAGCGTTCCGAGTGCGAATCCAATCAAAAAGGCCGCTATGAGTTCTTCGCTTGGTAACATCTTTTCTCCTTACGCTGACGACTTCGATTTCGTCACACTCGCGGTGTTTCTTCCGCCCTGCTTCGTGTCCGAGGTACTCTGCCTCTTTTTGGTCGTCTGCCATGACTGCGACGCCGAAGTAGCAGGTGGAGCTCTCTGTCCTGCCCTCAAGGAACACATCATACCTCGGCATCCGGTTCCTCCTCGTATTGGTGGACATCGACGAAGATGGCTTTCTTCCACGGGAGTGCGTTGTACGCCGCCCGCGTCTCCTCCTCCGTCATGTTGTCCACGAGCTCCGGGTCATTGTGTTCACAGAGGACGTCGTTCATCTCGCAAATGTCATCCTCCCGGTAGTAGGTTCTCTCACTGCCGATGACGAACTCCTGAACCGCGCTCTCTCCCCATGAGCCAAGCCAGCAGTAATACTCGTCGCCGCTGACCACATCCCCATCTACACAGGGGATGACCGGGAGCTCCGGGTTTGCCTGCATAAGCTCGAGGAGCTGCATGAGCTTTTCGCTCTGTTTCATGTCATTCCATCCTTTCTTTTCCGGGGCTCCGCCCGGGTTGCTTTCTGCTCGGCGACCTTGTGCCATACATAGGCCGCAACAACTATTACTGACAAGGCGACGGCCGCAAAGGAAAGCCAGCAAGTTAAGGTTTCCAGCAGGTCGTCAAGCTCTAAAAGGACCTCGTACATAGTCACCGCTCCTTTACCTGAATTTCTTCTTGAAACTGCGCACGATAGCCCGGTGCGTCCACCTACGGCAGTATGGGTTTCGGACGCTCCCGTCGTACTCCTGTTTCATCTTCTGGTATGACGCCTTGTTCTCCGCATACCGTTCGCAATGGTCGTGACATCCCGGGTGTCTGTCCGGGCACTCTTTCGGGCAGATAGTCATAAGCCGAGCATAACGCTGGCCCGTTTCCGGGCGGCCGTCATGGTTTCGTCGTACTTCGCTGCGCTGTATACGGCGAGCGGGGCCACCGCCCGGGCTGCTCTGGCCCTTCTGAATATCTCCGAGTAGACAGCGGCCGTCTCGTATACGCTGGGGCCTCTGCCCGGGGTCGAAAGCATCCCCTTACGGTCGTCGGTGTCAGTGACGCGGAGGTCCTCTTTGAGGGCGTCCTGTACGCATCTGCGCAGACGGTCGAGGGCGAGGTCCTTATCCTCTTTTTCCCACTCGAGGTACTGCTTGTAGTTGTTCATGGAGTTCTGCTTGAGGCGCGCCAGCCGGTCTCTCCCGTAGCCGAACGTCTCGTGACAGGTTGCCGCCATAACAAGCCACGCGATTTCTGCGCCTTGATTGCTCGCCATGCGGAGCTGCTCCTCCCGGCGTCCTCTCGGAGCTCGGTCAACCGGCAGCCGGACCTCAAAATCGCAGATGCCTTTGAGGTTCTCCCTCATGGCGTCCGTTGCGTTCTTGCTGCTGCCGTAGAGGATGGCCGTCTGGTATTTTTTCTCAAAAGCGTCCATCTCGTTACACGCCCGCAGGAGGCGGGACGCGCCAATGCCGTCGTCTTGGTGCATGGAAACGACGATGCACCACATAAAGAGCTGGGCGGAGCGGTCGCGCTGGTCCTCGCGCTCCTGCTGGATGTTGTGGGTCAGTGCTTTCATCATCCAGCCCTCCTTACGTCGTATAGCAACGCTTGGCCGGGTTCCATGTGAGCTTCGGGATGCTCCGGCCGCAAACGCAGGAGAACTTCTCGTTTGCGATTTCGGCGTCCTCGACGTTCGTCCGGCCGTAGCTCGCCTTCTTGCAGGCCGGGCAGGTGAACTCGAACCGTGCCAGCGCGTCCAGCGGGATTTTCGCGCCGCACTTCCGGCACTCGTTGGTCGTTTGCGGTTCGCGCAAGAACTGTACAAACTCGCTCTTGCATTTCGGGCAGCGCAGGAGCATGAGCCCCTTTGCGCCGACGGGCGTAAGCCGGCTTACCGGCTTCTTGGGGGGGGGGCTTTCTTGTCCGCCGTGGAAACTACCGGGGCTGCCTGCTTCGGCTCGCTGGTGACACTCTTTTCCGCCTCCGGCGCGCTGTCGCCGTCGTACAGTGTCGTGGTCTTGGCGATGGTCTCGAGCGTTTTGAGCGCGGTGTCGAGCTCTGTGGGGCTCTTACCGGTCAGCGTCACGCTGACATCCGGTTCTCCCTGAAGCTTGAAAATTTCCATCGAGACCTCAAACTTCGTACTTGCCATGTTGGTTATGCCTCCTGCTTCTTTTCTTTCAGCTTGTTTGATGGGTCGAACTTCCTGCCATCCTCGACGCCGCGCCATGCTGCGTCGAGCTCTCCAACCGTCTTTGGCTGGGGCGTCTTTTTGAACTCTTTCGGCAGTCCAATCTTTTCGAGCTCGTCTTTGACCTCTTTCGGAACTTTCAGCACAAGGCTGTATTCTTGATTTTCCTCATTCTGTCTTGTGAACGCCTCGTATACGCCTCTGGCGAACCCATAGCCGTAGGAATCACAGATTTTTGCAATCTCCTGCGGTGTGTAATAGTCCCGGTGCTGTTTGCGGAGCTTCTTCTGCTCCGATTTAATGCACCGGACCGCATACCGGAATATCTTTACGCAGATTTCAATATCGCCCTCCAAGCCGATGAATCCGACGTGCCAAACGGTTGTTTTTGCGCTAATTTTGCATCGAAACGCCGAGCAGCAGTAGTTTTCTCCAATAACGATTGAGAGCGGGTCCATCCACGAATTTGCTTTCTTGGAAAACTTCTCGCCGATGGCCCGTTTTATGACCGTAGTGTTCCGTTCCTCGAGGTCCCGCTCGCTGAGCTTGTGCTCCGCCATAAGCTTGCGGGCCTTGAGCAGGGCGAGCTTTGCCTCCTCCGGCTCCGGGCTCTTTGCAAGAGCGAGGAGCTTTCGGATTTTGTCCTTGTAGTCCATTAGGCTTCAACCTCCTGCGCTACAACTCCCAGTAGCTTACAGCGTGTAAGCATCATCCTCTCTAGCGAGGACTGGTACTTCTGAACTGGCTCCGCAGAGCCCTCAAAACACCGTCCTGCGTACCGCCATGTGCCGCCCTGTCGCTTGAACGTAAGGTAGGTCGGCTGCCAGCGTCCGTTGACATCCTTTGCGGTGCTGATTTCTCCGCCCACCTGCAACAGGCCTGCGCGGTTTGTGCGTGGCGGTAAGACGTCAAGAAAGTAGCCAATCAGGTCCTCGTCTACCTCGTCGCCCGGTTCGAGATAGTCCTCTGCGGTCGGGAGGCCGCTCTCAAACCATTTCCCGAGCGTCTTGAGGCCGGTTCCTGCGCACTCTGCGCGTTGCCTCTCGACTTCGTTGGCAATTAACGCCATCTGCGTGTTGCTCAAAAAAATGTCGCTGCCGTCGTCGAGGCGGAGATAAACGACGCCCGCCTCGAGGAGTGTTACAGGGAGGTCGAGGTATGTCGTTGTCGCTCCGCTCCTGTCAACTACCGGGATGCAGATGCGCTCGCGGGCGGCTCGTCCGCCCCTGTGGTAAAGTATCCTGTCGAATGCGTACCTGCGGCAGTCGCATTTCTCGGTGCAATAATTGACCGCGTCGTCCGGCCACAGGCCGATAATCATAAGTCGCTTCATGCTGTCCTCCTCAAACGTAATCGGCGTACCGGGTGCTGATGCTCTGCACCCACTCTTTGTCCAGCTTGTTGAGGTATGTGCTCCACGCCTCCTCGTTACTGTTCCACCACCATTTACGGCTCTTGAGTGCCACAATAAGCTGCTGCCGGGGCTTCATAACGAACTTGATGTACGCCCGGTCACCCATCGTGTAGGCGACGAGGTTCTCGTCCTCGAAAAACTTCTGCCGGTTCAGGTTTGCAAGTTTGCCCTCTTTCCCGGCCGCGTAGAGCTTGGCGATGACGCTGTTCTTACGCCAGCGGTACTTTTCATGGAGCTTCTCGTAATACTCCATGAAGAGCTCCGGGTCCTTGTTGGCGAGCTCACACAGGCTCGCGGTAGGATTAAGCGTCGGCCGCTCGATGCAGAATTTGATGTCATCCACCAGCCGCGCAATCTCCTTTGCGTCCTTGTCCTCGATGCGGCCCTGCCAGACTTGCTCCTGCAGGCCGTTGAACCACTCCACGAACTCAGAGGAAAGGCGGAGAATGGTGTCGCTGTGGTCCAGCTTCTTTGCGTTGTACCGCGCCGGTCCTGCGACGGCAACGCTCACATGGGCTGCCTCGTGCCGGAGCTGCTCGCTCCACCGGGTATAAATCTGGTCCACGATTTTCTGCTTGCGGCTGTCCGGGATGTTCCAGCTCATAACTTTCTGGCAGTATACCTCGTACTCGTGGGCCGAAATGTCGCCGCGCTGGCCGCTCATGCTGTTGCTGTTCGCCCGATGAATGAGGCTCTTGTCCAGCTCCTTGATTTTCACGTCACTCATGGCCGTCCTCCTCCGGTGCCAGCACCAGCTCGTAGTCCGAGACCTGCTGCGGGTCGAGCGGTGCGGTGTACTCGATGTAGCCCCACGCAGGCCGGTCAATGTCCTTGCAATACGTCCGCCCCTCCTCGTAGTTGACGATTGTGGTAATGCTCTCTCCGGGCTGTTTCGGGAACGGGATGCCGCCCACCATCAGCGGGCGGAGGGTGCTGTAATACCTGTAAGCCATAATTTTCTTTCTGCCTCCTGTAATTCAAATGCGAGCTCGTCAAGTTCTTTTTCGATTTCCTCTGCATCGTGGACAATCTGCCGCGCGCCCGGGACGCCCTGTGTGCCGTTCTGCTTTGCCTCTATCCGCATCGCAATATGCTCGTCCACGTCAAAGCTGTCGGAGTAGTCCAAAACCTCGTCCGGGAATTTCTCGACGCCTACGCAGATGATGAAGTCCTCTCCGGCCGGTGAGTACCACTCAATTTCCACGCGGCCGTCGTCAGTGTAGCTGCTGACGCTCCAATCGCGCTTCTCGAGAATATCCAAATACTCCTGTCTCAATTCAGGCATTTCGTCTGCCTCCTCCTGCTCTGTAATCGGCCCATGCCATTGTGATGACCGTCGAGACCTCCCGCAGGCGGCTTATGATGGCCCGGGCTTTCGTGCCGTCGCCGCCTTTCGGGGTGAGGGCTCGCACCAGCTCGTCGGCGTTGTAGTTCGTCGTGATGATGGTCGGTTTCATATCCTCGTACCGGTCGTTGAGAATGGAGTACAGGGTACTCACGCTCCATTCTGTGCACTGTTCCTTTCCGAGGTCATCCACAATGAGCAAATCGACCGTTTTGTACGCCTTGAGTATCTCGTACTCGGTGGCGTCTCCGCTGTCGAAAGCCTCCTTAATGTCGGCCAGCAGGTCGCCGGACGTCTTGCAGACGACCGGGACGCCGCAGCCTATAAGCTGCAAGGCGATGGCGGCCGCGAGGTGCGTTTTGCCGGTCCCGTAGGTTCCCTCTATGTAGAGGCCCTCGCCGCGCTCTGCGCGCTGTGGAAAGCTGTCTGCATAGGTTTTGGCCGTGTCATAGCACCGCCGCCGCTCCGGGGTGTCCCGGATGAAGTTGACGAACGTCCGCTGCTGGAAGCGTTTCTTGATGCCGCTCCTGCCGAGTAGCCTCTCGATTTTGGCGCGCCGTTTGGCCTGCGCCGCCTCTTTCTCGGCCTCCGCCTTTTGTCTGGCCTCCTCTGCGTCCGCCTCCGCCCATTTGGCTTTTGCCTGTTCACAGGTGCATCTCTGCGGGAACGGGGCAAACATGAGGACCGTTCGGCCCATCACGAGGGCCTCGTGGTACAGTTTCCGGCCGCAGAACTCGCACTCGACCGGCTCCGGGATTTCGCGCTGGCAGTTGTAACCACCAGCCAGAATATCCTTGCTTGTCGGCCGTCGGTGCTGTGTGGTCTCAACCGAACGAGCCGAATCCGCCGGACGGAGTGAATCCAGCATAGCCGTCAGCGTTTCCACGCTGCTCACCTCCTGTGTAGTCGTTCATGTAGCCTTTTGCATTAAGCCAGCTTGCCGGGTTTGGCGTGAATTGCCGCTCCCTGAATCGGCTGTCATATTTCTTTGCGGCCTCAACCGCCGCGATGATTCTGTCGGTCGCCGCGTCGTCCGGCTCCGGGTTGATTTTGGCCCACGCCCGCTCTGCCGTGGCCCGGTCCACCTTCTTCGGGTAGGCCGCGTAGAAGCGGTCAAACCGTTCGGCCTGCTCTGCCGAGAGGCTCCCGGCTTTACGCCGGGGAGCTTTCGGTTTGTCGTGCTCCTTCGGCGCGGGCTCCGGTACGGCCGGTGGCGTTCCCTCCGCCTCTGTGTCCGCTGCGGGCTCCTGTGCAGGGCTTTCCACCCTGCGGCCGGGAAAGTTATCGACCGACGGTTTCGTCGGTGCTGCGGTGCGCTTGGAGTAAAGCTGGCGGAGGTTCTCAAGGAGGGACTGCACCCAAATGACGCGACAGCTCTCCCACAGCTCCTTGTCCACCTTGCCCATGGAGGCGAGCGTGTTCAGGATGGCCTCCGCTGTTTCGGCTGTAACTCCGGTGACGGCGAGTAGGTACTCCCAGCCCATCTTGTCCCAGCAGTCGTAATACTGGCCGTCTGCCGCGCAAAGAAGTTCGAGCAGCTTAAACCAAAAGGCATACCCGTCGTTTCCCCAGTTCTTTTCAAGGATGAACTTTGTCCGGCTCTTTTCCCCGACGTAATGGGGGAAGTAGTCGGCGGTCTGCCTGTTGCTCCTTCCCAAGTCTCGCACCTCCTTTCTGCTGGTGATTTCAAGAGTAGATAACCTTGCTGCCCTCCGCCGTCTTTACGACGTCAACGGACTGCGGGAAACGGGCTTTCATCTCCGGGTCGTGAGTGATAGCCATAATCTTGAGCGAGGAATACCGTTTCTGGATGGCCTCGAGGGCGTCGCAGTAGGCCTGTACGCCCTTGTCGTCGAGGAACGGCGGTTCGTCAATAAACAGGAATCCGAGCTGCACTCCTGCGGTGCTGCTCTTGAGCTCCGCCAGCGCAAGGATGACCGAGAGGGCCGCCTTAACGCGCTCGCCGCCGGAACGGCTCATGTAGGGCAGAGCTCCGGTCGCCGCGTCGTTTACGATGACGTCCAGCGCGGTGACCTCTTTCTTGCTGTTGCTCTTGAGGGTCTTTTCCATGCGCATCTCGATGCTCATGTGGCCGCCTGACATCTGGCTGATGATGCTCGTCGCGGTCGCCTCGAACAGCGGGACGATGCTGCGGACGATGTTGTGCGGGATGCCGTCCTGAGAGAAAGCCCGCTTGAGCTCCTCGTAGTCGGCCGCAAGCTGGCCCTGTTCCGTTGCCTGACGGCAAAGAACTTCGAGCTTTGCCTCTGCCGTCTCGATTTCTTCCATCTGCCTGCGGCTGTGTCCGGCCTGCTGGTCAAGCTCCTCAATACGGATGTTGTCCACCGTGAGGGCTGCATCCGCCTCCGCGTACTGCTCCTTGAGCTCGTCCACACCGGCCTGCGCCTTTGCGAGGGTCGCAATCTCCGCATTGATTCCGTCAATCGCCGTCCGGGCCTTTTCTGCGTAGGTCAGGAGCTCCGTGAGACGGGTCTGTGCTGCGCTCTTTTTAGCCTCCGCTGCCGGGAGCAGCTTTTCCAGTTCGATGTATCTCTTGACATCCGAAAGCTGTGCTTCAATGCTGGCGAGCTCTGCTGCGTTCTGCCGGAGCTTCTTCAGCTCGTCCTCAACGACGAAGCGGTCGGCCTCGCGGCTCTCGATATCGGCCGGGATGGTTTCCAGTTCCTCGTCGATGGCCTTGATGCGCTCTTTAACTTCTGCGAGGCGTTCTTTCTGCGCCGTCAGCTTTGCGAACCGCTCCGAGGCTTTCCGCAGGTCTGCAACGAGGAACCGCTGGGCCTGCAAGTCCTTGCGGCAGTTGAGGTTCGTCGCCTTTTTCTTTGCGGCCTGATACTCAGCGTCGAGCTGCTCGGCGCGCTCCTCGGCCTGCTGCCGGTAGGTTTCCAGTTCCGTCTCGGCCGTAGGCAGTTTCTTTTTCGCCTCCACTGCATCCTGCAGGAAACGGCACTCCGGGTTCTCGACCGGGCAGCCGCAGGTCTCGAGCATGATGGCCCGGGAGCGGATATGCACGACCTCGCTCTCTTTTATGCCGAGCCAAGACTGTATCCGCGCGGTTTCTGCGTTCTTGGTTTGGAGCAGCTTCATGGCCTCTTGGTCTGCTGCGAGATACTGCTCGTCCTGTTCTTCCAGCGCGGCGAGCCGTTCGCTCGCTCCTGCGAGGTCTGCCGCTTTCCGCTCGAGCTCCTCGTAGTCCGCGAGGGCCTGCTCATAGCTCCAACACGTTGCCTGTGCAGAAAGTTTTTCGGCCTCGAGACTACTTTTCTTTTTCCGCTGGGTGGAGAGCGCGGCCATAACGTCCCGCAGCTTTTCTTCCTTGGGCTGAATCAGGGCCGCCGTTCCCAGCAGCTCCTCCCGCCGCGCGGAAAGTTTTCCATAGCTCCGGCTGCCAGCCTCGACTTCCTCGCGCTTATCAAGGAGAGCCTGTGCATCGGAAATCTGCGCTCTGCAAACAGCCTGCGCGCTGGCGTTCGCGTTCTTTTCCGCAATCCAAGAGCCGAGCTCGCTGGTGAGCTTTTCTGACCGTTTCTGCGCCTGCTTGGCAATGTCGAGCTTTGTCTGCGCCTCGCTCATGGCCTTTGTATGGATGGCCCTGTCTGCTACCGCGCTGGCCTTTTCGATGGCCGTCTTGTTCATGGTTGCCTCGACTGTTGCCTTGTCCGGCATCGCTCGGCCGGTCTCCTCCTGCAAATCCGCGATGCGACGGAGTTCCCGGTTGGCGTCCGCTGCCCGGTTGGCCGCCATACTCTCCATGCGGTCATAAATGCCGAGGCCGAGGATGTTTCCGAGAATTGCCATGCGGTCCGCCTTGTCGGCCTGCAAAAAGAGGCCGTACTGGTCCTGCATGATAAGGCCGGTCGCTTTGAGCGTCAGACTGTCCATACCGATGGTGTTCTCGATGATAGTCTGCGTATCGCGGTATTTCTCCGCGCTGCGGTTCTGCCAGCTCTCGTCCACATACTCGGAGAGATTCAGCGTCGCCTTGCCGCTCTTTGTGCGGGTGCGGGTCACGCGGTACAGCTTGTCGCCGAGGTAAAACGTGAACTTGATGGAGCCGCTGCGGGCATCCGGGTCGTTGCAAATCCAGCCCGTGAGGTCGCCCTCCCGGGGCTCCTCGAAAAGGGCGTCCAGCATAGCGTCCATAAACAGGCTGGACTTACCTGCGCCGTTCTC